ATTGTTGAGGTTCAAATGCAAGATGTAGGATCTTTGACAAATCAGATTTACGTACCTGACCGATGGATTAATTGTGTTCAAAAACAATTATCACATTCTATGTCTTTACAACTACCCGGTGTAGATTTGCAACGTGTTCAATATCTAGAAGCTCAAGCACAAAAAGCATTCCTACAAGCCAGCGAGGAAGATCGCGACAAAAGTGGAATATTTTTCCAACCGAATATTTCGTATTACACACGCTAATATGTTTTGTACATACTACCATTCAAAACCTGATGGAACCGTTTTCTATATTGGTATAGGAAATGCAAAACGTCCTTATGATTTTTTTAAAAGAAATCAATATTGGAAAAACATTGTTTCAAAGTATGGAAATCCACAAGTTCAAGTATTGGCTGAATGGAATACTGCAGAAGAAGCAAAACAACATGAAATACTTTTAATTTCTTGTTTTAAGGATATGGGCTATCAGTTAGCCAATCTAACCAATGGTGGTGATGGCTGTAATGGCTATAAACACACAGAAGAGCATAAACAAAAATTATCTAAACGAGTTTCTGGAAAAGGAAACCCAATGTACGGAAAATTTGGAAATAAAAATCCAGCTTTTGGAAAAGGACATTTAAAAAGCGGGGATAAACACCCAGGGTTTAAAGGGTTAATAGAGTCAACAGAATTATCCACAGGAAATAAAACAACTTTTGCTGGTGGAAAAGAACTTAAAGCCGCGGGTTTCTTAGCATGTAAAGCATACGCTTGTGTAAATAAAGAAAGAAAAACCCACAAAGGCCACACATTTAAAAGGTTAGAAGTATGAGTGTAATAATGTCCTATGACAGTTTAATACAAAATATAATTTCGTACATGGAAAGAAATGACCCGGACTTCATTGCGCAGATACCCAATCTGATTGCGCTGGCAGAGTCATCAATTGCTGCAGAGCTTAAGACCTACCTACAATTGATTGTGGTAGAGACCAATCTTGCACAGAACCAAACTGTTCTGAACAAGCCAGCACGCTGGAGAAAAACTGTCTCTATGAAGGTCAACGGGCAGCCAGTCTTACTACGCAGCCAGGACTATGTGGCCCAGTACTTATCTGAGTCATCGGCAGGCAAGCCAGTATACTACGCGGACTATGACTACAGCAACTGGAACTTTGCCCCACAGCCAGATACAAGCTATCCTGTAGAAATTATTTACTATGCAGAGGTTCAACCATTAGATTCTTCTAATCAACAAAACCTATGGACAGCTATCGCACCACAGGCGATGTTATACGGGGCCTTGTTGCAAGCACAGGGTTACTTAAAGGCTATTGACAAGCTGCCCGTGTGGAAACAATTCTACACAGACGCCGTTGGCGCACTGAAAAAAGAAGACAATTCACGTCGCATAGACCGCAACACAACCATTCAAGAGCCTTAATATATGACCACTCCAGTATACGTCTCGCCGTTCACAGGGACAGTTGTAACACCAACTGATGTCTCATACCTCGCGCTGCCTTTTAGCACAAACCAGACACTAAACTGGCCATCAACTGTCAATGGTGCCGAGGTTGTTGCTGCTCGTATTATTGACTGTACAGCATCAACATCTGGCCTATCCATTGCGTTGCCACAAGGCAATCAGGGAACACTGGGCTCAGACATCCTATTCCGCAACTTAGGCGCTTTTTCTTTCTTAGTTACAGACTACACCAGTGGTGCGTCATTTACTGTTCCCGTCGGTATCTCTAAGTATGTGTACCTCGTAGATAACACAACAGCCGCCGGTGTCTGGAACAACGTTACCTTCGCGGCGGGCACCTCTGTCGCCGACGCGGCCTCATTGGCTGGTGCAGGGCTGACAACAGTCGGTGGGCAACTAGCCACCACTCAAAACCTAGTAGATGTTACATCTTCTCCAGTCATTAATGATCTTAGCCGCGCTGCTACGTTTGTATGGAATGGCGGCGCTGGAACATTTAATTTACCAATATTTTCCAGTCTATCTGCCGGCTGGTTCATTGGATTTAGAAATAATGGCTCTGGCTCACTCACAATTAGCCCAGTATCCCCATCATTAATCAATGGTCAGTCATCCATCATTGCAAACCCTGGCGACTCTGGGTTTATCATGTTTGACTCCACAAGCAATGGTTTTGTTACTGTAGGCTTCCTTACTGCACCAAACGTAACCTTCACAGCGGCATCCTACGATGTGGATACCATTGTAGGTAACACACTGAACCTGGTATCTTTTGCACCAGTTATTCAGACATACATTGCGCAGTCTGGCACACGGACACAGACACTAGCCGTTACACTACCAGCAATTACCCAGATTTATATTTTGGTTAATAATACTAACCAGCTCGGGTATAACATTACGTTCCAGAATCAAGGCACAAGTCAGCCACCGTTCGTATTAACGGCGGGTAGTATTGTTACAATGTTAAGTGATGGTGTGAACTTATACCCACTGACAACGGGCTCCACTGGTTTGTTTTATGCAACAAATGGAACCGCGGGACTACCTTCATTTTCGTTTAATAACGACACTCACACGGGCATGTATCTAGTAGGTACCAGTATACTTGGCCTATCAGCAAATTCAACACAGTTAGTTAGTATTGATAATACCAACCCATCACAGCCCCTAGTAACAGTAAACGCGAGGCTGACAGCACAACTCATTAGCGGCGGTGCGTTCTAATGGCCGCTGATAATCAGCAACAGAATACCTCACAGTATACTCAGATTTATTCCTTAGCTGTTCCGGCGGGTATTAAAAGAGATGGTACTGTGTTTCAGAACGACCAGTACACAGATGGTGTATGGTGCAGATTTCAACGTGGGGACCCTAAGAAAATTGGTGGCTACCGCACGATATTTAATAGTCTAGTTGGCATCTACCGTGGTATGGTCGTGCAACCGTATAACGGCGTTAACTACATCTTCGCTGGTAACTACCAAGAGCTCGATGTATTTACTACTGGCCTCTCATTGCCAGATGGTAGTGGCCCATTCACGGCCACAATTCTCCCAGGTACAAGCTACGTTAAGTTATTGTCTAATACCTCTACATCATTTGTAGTCGCCGGAAATCAGACAACAGTATTCCCAACGGGTACTAAGATCATCTTTTCCCAGACGGGCTCGCCTGTTATTTATACGGTAAGCACCTCTGTATTCTCCACACCAAACACCACAGTAAATATATCCACTGGCACCATCATAGGCACCCCGACAACGGTATACATAGATAATGTGCCGGTGTTTACCGGGGACTTAGATTATCAATCAGATCCTTCCATTGGTAACTATCGGGTTACTTGGCAGTTTGACTCTCAGTTCAGCCCATCAGGCAACCAGCTATCCGTGTTTGCTCACCCAGGTTTAAATTTAACCAATATTGATAATGGTGTGCCGACTCAGGTATTAGTTGGTGGCATAACACCCACATCTGGAAACACCTGGACCTTCTCTGGTCTGTCTGACAGCGCGGGATCAGCGCCAACATACAAACCCATCAGCGTTGATGGTGGAGTCTGTGTGCTCTACCCATTTATCTTTGTCTATGGCTCAGCGGGTTACATTGCCAATAACAACGTCAGTACAACCTATGGCGACCAGACATTCTATGACTGGAACGGCCCTTTAGCCAACCAGGTCAATGTGTCGTCATCCAAGATTGTTAAGGGTATGCCTATGCGGGGAGGTACTAACTCACCCGCCGGTTTATTCTGGGCAACAGACTCACTTATTCGTGTCACATTCACCGCAGCAACAGCTCCAATTTATTGGAACTACGATATTGTTTCCAGCCAGATCTCAATAATGTCCTCTAACTCCGTTGTGGAGATGGATGGCGTCTTCTACTGGTTAGGTATTGACCGGTTTTATGCCTACAATGGTCAGGTAACGGTAGTGCCAAATGATAAGAACATAAACTACCTATTCGATAACCTAAACTACGAGCAGCGTCAAAAGGTGTGGGCGACTAAAGTCCCACGCTACAATGAGATCTGGTTCTTTTATCCTAGAGGTACGGCGACGGAGTGCACAGACGCAATCATTTACAACGTAAAAGATAAGCTATGGTACGACGCTGGGCAAGCAACTGGTGCTCAACGCTCATGTGGTTACACCACTGAGTTGTTTCCTACACCCATCTGGGCCGACTGGAACTATAACACAATCTATGGTGCAGCCCAGACCGTTATTGCACACCCAGCTAGTCTAGCCGCACCAACTGCAAGTCAATTTTATTTAGCGGGTGATCAGACACCCCAGTTTAGCCCTGGAGATAATGTAACCTTTACGACAGGTAATAGCTTTAACGCAACCTATCAAATAGTTTCTAGTCAGAACATTTATAATACTACCATCGGAACCCCGGGCGTTACATTAGTAACATGCAGCACACCGTTCTCAATTACTGTACTACCGGGTCAGTCTGTGTTCTACGTTACCGGCGGATTTAATATCTGGCAGCATGAGTTTGGTGTCAATGAGATTGCGCTAAATGGCGAGTTTGCGGTATACTCCAGCATTACTACTAGCGATATTAGCTGGTTAACAGGTAACCCAAGCCAAGACGCACTCCAAGGTGTTAATCTACGCATGCACCTTCGTCGTGTTGAGCCAAACTTCTTACAGACTGGCACGATGGCGATGACCATTCTGGGACGTAAATTTCCATCTGGTACATCCACAGAAGACTCCGGACCATACTATTTTAACCAGGAGACCGGTAAGATTGACCTACGTGTTGAGCATCGCCTAGTAAGGTTAAAGTTTGAGTCTAATGAGATTGATGGCAACTACGAGATGGGGCGTAACCTCATCACGGCTGAGTTTGGGGATCAACGTCCTTGACCACCCCACTTCTTAAAAACACCATACAGCAGTACTTCCCGTGTGTGCCAGATTATATGAGCTGGGATGACTTTAATGGCAACCTAGCAATTCACTACGGGCAAGAACCAATGATGTTCGCCCCCGAAGAAAATTGGCAGTCAGTCGCCCAGAATATGTCGCAGATGCACGTATTTGCGGCGTATCCAGTACCAAGCCCAAAAGACTTTGAATCATGGCAGGACTGGGCCAGGGAGTTCACTTTAATCATCAATGGCCCATCAATTTAGGGCGTAAAGTGGCTCTTTTTTGCATTAATATAGATATGGATATCAACACAAAGGAAACATCATGCACGGACAACAGACAATGAAGTATCTAAACGACAAAGCAGTAGCTGATGCTATGTTGATTAAACATCAAAAAGATCAAATTGATCCAGTCTTTCAAAAAGCTGCAGAGGAAGCAATCGCAGCCCGCGTAAAAAATATCACTGAGTAA